GTGTGGTAGGTGGTGGTTATACAGGTTCTTATAGTAATGTTATTGATTATGTTACTATTGCATCAACTAGTAACGCAACAGATTTTGGTGATTTAACTTCTGCTGATCAACCAGGAGCAGGATTATCGAATAGTACAAGAGGTCTTTTTGGTGGTGGAGATGATGGTGGTGGAACAATAGATGACGAAATACAATATGTAACAATAGCATCTACAGGTAACACAACTGATTTTGGTGACCTTACACAAGCAAGAAATAAAATGGCTAATGGTTCAACTGAAACTAGAGGTTGTTTTGCTGGAGGTCAAAGTCCAACTTTAAGAAATACTATTGATTTTGTTACAATTGCATCTACGGGTAATGCCTCAGATTTTGGTGATTTAGCAGATACTAACTCAAGAACGTCTGGAGCGTCTGACGCACATGGTGGTTTACAAGCATAATAAAATAGTGTAGTATCCTACAAAATGAAAGAAGAATTATTACAGTTATTTCCTACGCCTTTATTAATTGTACCTTACGAAGAGTCTATTGATAAGGAATTAGCATATTTAAAAAACATTAGTTATCGTGAGCAATCGGTTAATGGTAATTTTAGATCTGATGAATCATATTTATTACGTAATGAAGAATTTAAAAATATAAAAAATTTTTTATCAGAGTCTGTAGATAAGTTTACTAAAAAAGTTTTAAACTCAAAACAAAGATTAGTAATTACTCAGTGTTGGGCTAATAGAAATCCAAAAGGTTCTAGGCATCATGAACATGTACATCCAAACAGTATTGTATCTGGTGTAATGTATTTTCAAATAAATGAAAAATTACCACCTATAACTTTTTCAAAAACAAATCAAGATGGTATGAAATTAGAACCTATAAAATACAATCATGTAAACTCTGAGTCTTTTATGTTGCCTTGTAAACCAGGTGAATTAATAATATTTCCATCTTCATTAAAACATAGCGTACCTATAAATACAGGTGATGAAGATAGAATCAGTGTATCATTTAATACTTTTAGTATAGATGCATTGGGGTCAGAACAAGCACTAACTCATTTAGATATAAGGAGGTTGATGAATGAGCACAATTAAAAGTTATATATACGTAAAGAATCACATACCTAAAGAGTTATGTGAAGAATTAATAGATGAATGTAATAAAGGTATTTGGAAAAAACATACATGGAATAATTATGCATCTGGTGAAAATTCATCTGAGCCTACAAAAGAATTAGATGTAATGAACTGTACTAAAGAACAACAAGCAAAGATAACACCATACCTAATTAAAGCATTAGGTGAATATCAAGAAAAGCATAGTGTACCAGGGCAAAAGACTCACGGACCATGGCTCAGTAAGTTTAGTCCAATAAGATTTAATAGATATAAAGTTGGCACCATGATGAGAGAGCATTATGATCATATACATAGTATATTTGATGGTCAAATGAAGGGAGTGCCTCTGGTATCCATTGTAGCTAATTTAAATGAAGACTACGAGGGCTCTGAATTCTATTGCAGAGGGGAGAAAATTGAGTTAAAAACGGGTGATATACTATTATTTCCATCTAACTTTATGTACCCACATGAAGTTAGAGAGACTACAAAAGGCACTCGTTACTCGTTTGTAAGCTGGGCTTTTTAATATATAATGAGGTTATATGCTACAAAAAATAGGTTTTCAACCAGGTATCAACAAACAACTAACACCTACAGGTGCAGAGGGTCAATGGACCGACTGTGATAATGTTAGGTTTAGATATGGTACACCTGAAAAAATAGGTGGTTGGAAGCAATTAGGAGACGATGCACTTACAGGAGCAGGTAGAGGTCTTCATCATTTTGTAAATAGTCTATCTAGAAAATATGCGATTATAGGCACAAACAGAATTTTATATGCATTTTCTGGTGGTGTATATTACGATATACATCCTATTAAATCTACAACAACGCTTACAAGTGCATTCACCACGACCAACGGATCAGCTGAAGTTACAATAACTTTTAGTGGTGCTCATAATATATCAGCACAAGATATTATATTGTTAGATAATTTTTCAGCTATTACTAATTCTGATTTTGCAGCTGCAGATTTCAATGATAAAAAATTTATGGTAACAACTGTGCCCACAAGTTCAACATTAACTATTACAATGCCATCAAATGAATCTGGATCTGGTGCAACAACATCAGGTGGTATACGGGTGCAACATTATTATCCTGTAGGACCAGCAGTGCAGGCAAAAGGTTTTGGTTGGTCACTTGGATCATGGGGTGGTGAGGTATCAGGTGAACCTACAACTACTTTACAAAATGGTATTAATAGTTCTGTAACCACAGGTATTATATTAGTTGACTCATCGCAGTTTCCAACAGCAGGCACAAACTTTATAATTATAGGTAGTGAAGAAATATCTTATACGGGTATTGCAGCTACAGGCGAACTTACAGGTGTAACAAGAGGTGTAGCAGGAACAACAGCGGCAGCTCACAGTGGTGGCGCAACGATTACAAGTTCTACAAATTTTGTAGCATGGGGTGAGGCAGCATCAGGAGATTTAGTTCTTGAGCCTGGTATGTGGTCATTAGATAATTTTGGAGATAAAGCTATTTGTTTAATTCACGACAGTGCTGTATTCGAATGGAACTCTGCAGCAACAGATGCAACATCTAATAGAGCAACTATTATATCTGGTGCACCAACAGCGTCACGTCATATGTTAGTATCTACACCTGATAGACACTTAGTATTTTTTGGTACAGAAACAACTATTGGAACACCTTCAACACAGGATGATATGTTTGTAAGATTTTCAGATCAAGAAGATATAAATACCTATACACCTACAGCAACCAATACAGCTGGTACACAGAGATTGGCCGACGGATCACAGATCAGAGGAGCAATCAGAGGTAGAGATGCAATTTATGTTTGGACTGACACAGCGTTATTCACACAACGTTTTGTTGGTCAACCATTTACTTTTGCGTTTGCACAAGTTGGAACTAACTGTGGACTTGTTGGACAAAATGCATGTGTGGAAGTTGATGGTGCTGCATACTGGATGTCAGAGAACGGTTTTTTTAGATATGCTGGTAAGTTAGAATCATTACCTTGTTTAGTAGAAGACCACGTTTATGATGATATAAATTTAGAATCTGGTAATCAAATGGTATCTGCTGGATTAAATAATTTATTTGGTGAGGTAATGTGGTTTTATCCAACAGCTTCATCATCAGTTGTAAATAGAATGGTTTGTTATAATTATTTTGATTCTTCACCACAAAGACCTGTTTGGACAAATGGAACATTAGCTAGAACTATGTGGCAAGATTCTGCTGTATTTGGTAATCCACATGCAACAGAATACGATGCAGCTACTGATACATCTTTTGATGTTGTTGGAAACACAGACGGTAGAACAATATATTATCAACATGAAACAGGAACTGATCAGGTTCAAGGTGGTTCAACTACAGCAATTGTTGCAAGTATTGAATCAGGAGATTTTGATATTACTCAAAGAATAGTAGGTAATCAACAGACAGGTATAGCTGATACTAGAGGAGATGGTGAATATATTATGAAGATAAGAAGATTTATACCTGATTTTATATCTCAAACAGGAGCTACTAGAATAACATTAAATTTACGTGATTTTCCTAATGATTCACAATCAGGTTCTCCATTAGGGCCATTTGATATAACATCTAGTACAAAAAAAATAGATACAAGAGCACGTGCACGTGCTATAGCTCTTAAAATATCTAATACATCTTCTAATCAAAGTTGGAAGTTAGGAACGTTCAGATTAGATATACAACCAGACGGAAGACGATAATGACAATAGATAAAAAAATAAACTATAATGATCAAAAGTTAACTAAAGATCAACAGAAAAAGATTAAACCTGTAAAACAAGCAGGAGGTATGAATTACCTTGGTAAACAAGAAACAGTAACTGTTCCTAAAAAATGGTTATCCTCTCCTGATCACGTTGTAGCAGAGTTAGCGTACATTACACCCAGAGAACAAAAAATATTATTAGATAAAAATTTATATGGTTCATTAAAAGGTAAGCCAAACAAAGGTCCTGGTGGTATTATGTCATTACAAGGAGATATGGGTAGTGTTGGTGGAGGAAAAGGCGGAAATACAGGTGGTAATAAAGGAGATGGACCTTCAGCAAGAGATAGAGCAATGGGTCTTCAAGGTAAAACTGGGACTAAAGATAAATCATTAGATGTTGGTGGAGGCGGAGTAGACAGAAGTAAAGTTGGTCAGTTTTCTCAATATGGCAAAAACGTAATGGCTCAAAATTTAAAATCGCCAAGTTTTGTTTCAAAACTATCAAATAAACTATCAAATATAATAAGTCCTAAAAATATATTTAGTGGTTTATTAGGATTAATTAATCCAGCTTTTGGTTTATTTGCAAAAGGTTTAGGATATTTAGGAACAAAAGCTCAAGACCTTAGAGGTTATAACCCTGATGGAACTCCAAGAACACAAGAACAATATGAACAAGCTAGAAGAGACAGACAGATTCAAGGTAGAATAGATGCAATGACGGATAGAATGTTAGCTGGCAAAACTTTTAGTCAAAAAAATTTAGATAGTTTATTAGGTATGACTGATATGTACGGAAATCAATTTAGTACTAATTTAGGTAACATTGATAATGTTAGAGGAAGTAATTTAAGAGGTATATTAAATTCTGATATGCCTGTAGGAGTTGCACCAATGAATGTTGATGTACCAACAGGTATATTAAACACCATGGCTATTGATAGATTTCAACCTAGTTACAGTTTTGGTATTCCTGATCCCACAGGTAAAATTAACACAGATCAGTTTACATCTTCTGATGGATTAGGAATTTACGATGGCTAAAATTGTACAGGTAATAACTAGACCAGCAAGAGAATACGATGTGCAAACAGCAGAAGCACAGGTTAGAGATCTTGATGCAATTGTAGAAAAATTAAACTCAACGTTTCAAGAAGAATTAAAAGATGAGATTGAAGCGTTTAACTTTTTTGTAAACTAATGGCTAATCAATATAAATTTGTAGGTACAGATAACAGCACATCAGGAAGTGCAATAAATCCTTTTGGCACAGGTAATCCTCTTGTTAGTGAGACATATGTTATTAAATCTATATTAGTAACATCAGCTGGCACACCTAGTGTTACTGTTACAAACAACAGCATTACAGCGATTAAATCAGCAGCATTAACAGCAAATGTTACAACAGAATTACTTACTCAACCTTTAGTGGTTGAGGGCGGTAATACCCTAACTGTACTATCAAGCAACACAGATTCGTTTGATGTAGCGGTTAGCTATTTAAATATTAAAAAGGAGATAACAACATAATGAACAATATTCCAGTAATAGAACCAAAAGAGATTATAACAACAATAACTAATATGAAAACAGGCGAGGTATACAAGGACGATTCTGAATGGAAAGCTAAGAATATACCAGAATCTGATATAAGAAAAGATGTCAGAGTTATCATGCCTAGCCTTGATATTTTTCCAAAAACCAAATAAGATAGATAAACTATGGCAATTTCAAGATCAGATATGGAAAGACAACTTCGAAAAGATGGTGGAATTTTGACACTAGATGATGCTAGAAAAATGGCACCTCCTGGTGAGGATCTAGCGTATATTAATAAAGATGAAGCTGCACTTTTAAAGTCATTAGGTGGAGCAGGTGAAGATATTAATGGCACTGGTATTAAGTCATATTTTTTTAAAAAAGTTTTTAGAAAAGCTAAAAAAGCTGTAAAGAAAGTTGTTAAAAGTCCATTAGGTAAAGCTGCTATATTAGGTGCTTTAACATTTGGTATACCAGGAACACAGTTTGGTGGCTTTATGGGTAAGGGTGCATTAGGTGGATTAAAAGGAAAACTGTTTGGAACAGCAGGTAAATTTTTAGGTCCTGCATCAAAAGGTTTTATGTCACCAGGAACATCAGGTATTTTAGGTAAGTTAGGTTTAACAAAAGGTGGTGGGTCTTTAGGTCTTACTGGTCTTGGTAAAATTGCAGGTATTACAGGTCTATCAGGTCTTGCTGGATTAGCGGCAGCAGGAGAGCAAGATGAAGAAGATGAAATAGATTTTGATAAATTAGATAGAGGTGAAGGATTAGATATTGATAGAATAGTCAGACTTGCAAGACAAAACGATTCACAATTTAGATTCTTACCTGGTGCACAATTTACAGATTCATATGCAGAAGGTGGTGAAGTAAATAAAAAAATGGCTATGATAAAAGATATGTTAATTAGAGGTGCTGATGATGATCTTATCAAAACTATGACAGGAGCAACACAAGAAGAAGTAAACTCTGTTAAAACTGCTCAAGCTGAAGGTAAGGCTGAAGGAGGAATCATGAATCCAATGACTACTATGCTTGGTTTAAGTTTATTAGATAAAGGTTCTGAAATGGGTATGAAAGAAATGGAAAAACAAAAAAAATTAATGGAACTTTTACAAAAATTAAGAATGACAGATCCTGATAAAGAACTTAGAAAAAGAGGAGAGTTAGAGGAATTAAGAAGAATTGAAGCAGAAAAAAGAATAGACAAAGCTGAAGGAGGAATCATGAATCTTGGAGGTAATGAAATGGATCTCAGAGGTGGTGGATTTGTACCAATTGGTGCTAAAGAAAAAGCAGATGATGTGCCAGCAAGATTATCTAAGAATGAATTTGTAATGACTGCTGATGCTGTAAGAGCAGCAGGTGGAGGAAGTGTTGATAAAGGTGCAGATAAGATGTATAAGATGATGAAGAATTTGGAGGCTCAGGTATAATGGCAATAACAGAAACACGTAATTTACCCGCAAAGTTTATAGAAGATCTTGGTAAAGATTATGCAAAACAGCTAACAGCAACCACGGCTATACCAGTAGATACTTCTAAATTTGCACCAACAGTTGCTGCACAAGATGCATTACAAACACAAGCTGCAACATTAGCAGGTTCTGGTGTTGGATCTTTTCAAC